AAGTTCTTGTAACGAAGGAAGTTCACACGAAGACCAGGAGCAACTCCTAGTTCAGTCTTCTTAACTGCAAACTGTTCAAAACGAAGAATTGGCATTGCCTGGAACAAAATTTCTTTTGACCAGATTGTTTGAATTGCTTGGTTCAAAGATGAGTTTGAACCAGAGTAAGCTGTTGGAGCACTCGCTAGTTGCGAGGAGCCTGTAATTGCACTTGCCATTGAGGTCAAGTCCTTTCATTAGATGGTTGGTGGGGGATTAACCGAACAGTCCCTGACCACGGTTGCTGGCTGCAGTGCCAAGTAACTTGGCTCTTTGTTTCGCATAATCTGCCAATGACATATCCCTGATTGAATCAGGCGTGTACGAATTGTTTTCCATATTGTTATCCAGGGGTCCTGATGCAGGCGCTGTAACTCGTGCGCCTACCATTTGTTGCTTTGCAGATTGCATTGCTGCCTGAGCAGATTGCAAAATACTCTGTGACTTCTCACGTAGTAACGTGATACTAGACTCAATCTCATCTTGCGTATTACCGTTAACAAGGTCAATGAGTTCAGGAACAATGTTGTCACGTTCCTGCTCTACACGAGTTGTACGGTAGTTTGTAAGATAGTTGAGTTCTTGTTCTTTGTGCAGAAGAGCAAAAGCTTTTTCTCTTTCAAGACGTTCATTCTCTAACTGAGCCTGAAATTCTTGCTCCTTCTTAGCGAGGAGTTCCTTGGCAGAAAGTTCTTCTTCTTCCTTGGACTTTTTAGCTTTTTCTTCTAGCTCACGTACAGACTGCTCGTGAGCAGCTTTACGTGCGACTTCGTCTTCTTGCGCTTTCTTCAAAGCATCAAGTTCCTTAGCCATCTTTTCCATTTGAGGATACAGTTTAGATTTCTCTTGCGCACGAGCCTTTGCGACGTCATCCGCAGTAAAAACCTGGTCCACTGGTTCACTCACTTCTTGAGCCACAACTGCGGCTGCAGTTGCTGCTTCAAATACTTCTTGATTATCGGCCATTATTAATCACCTGTTTTTCTTATGTCGTTGTCCGTATGCCTTTCGGCGTATCACGTTGGGGTTTAACAAGATAATTTCATACCATTTAGTATAAAAAATCTCGTTATATTGCTATTTATTTTTTTACTTGTCTACTGTTCTCCTCTGAGGAATTTTAGTTCCGTAGGCTTCAGTGACAAGTTTTTCTCTGATAGCAGCTTCTTGGCTTTTTTCAATGCCAATCTGTTGCTCTTGATTTGGGTCCTTGACGTTTGCGTCAGTTTGAGGACCCTCAATACCATCACCCATAATGTCGCCGTCACCGAGTTCGGTGGGCTGCATAGGGATGGCAGAGTTTCCATCAGGACCAGGCATCATTCCAGTCATATCCATAATTGCTTTTTGAATTTGAATTTTAACTAACTGCAAAGCTCCGTCTGCTCCAGCATCTGAAATGAGCTCTTGACGAATCTCTTGTAGTTTTTCTTCTGGGAATTCTTCTCCGAGAGTGCGCAATGCACCTTCTTTAGACTCAAGACCCATGCCAATTTTAGTTTGAATTTCATTCAGAACGATTAACTTATCAAGAGGCAAAGGCTGAGGGAATTGAACATAATTTGTGTATGTAATTGGGTCTGCAAAATCAAGTTGTGTTAGCTGGCCTTCTTTAATTGGGCCGTCTTCGTCTGGGTTGTAAATAAACTGCATAGGCTCTTTTAGAGCAAGCGTGCGAAGAGCAATCTCATTAATCTTTTGAATACCAATACCGTATTGAGCAACCTTCTGCGAATAACGGTTCATCAATGGTTGATACTGAATAGAAAGGGCAACACCAGAGGTATTAGAAATAGGTTGAACTTGACCCAGTGCGGTTTCTGGGATGTTCATGATTTCGTGCATTGAACGCTTTAGAAGTTCTAGATATTTAAGTGCTCCCTCAATACCTTGAGCACCACCTTCTAAGTTGAAGACTTGAGCATCTTTTGGAAGACCGCCCCAAACCTTCTTTGCGCCCTTTTCAAGGTTAGAAGCTTTAGCACCAACAATAACTGTCACAGGGGAAGCGTGATAGTTAATGATGTCTGCTACGTCAGTTGATATTTCGTTATAAGCGCGGTTTAGTGTGATGATGTCATGTGCGTCTGCGAGACCCCACGGAGAACCTGAAACAGGAACATTAGGTATATGGACTACAGGAACTAATCCAAGAGGATTAGGGCGTGAGTCAATGAGTTCATCATTGATGTACTCTTCAATTGTGTCATCAGTTAAAATTTCAGTGTAAGTAAATACTTGACGTGTACCTTCTAATGATGTTCCCCAGAAACGATACTTTTGTTTAAAACGAAGTAAGCGAGTGCGGTCGTGTGGGTGAAACTCAGGAAAAGCAAAAGAAGAATTAAGAGGAAGAAGACGAACTTTACCTGGGTGGTTTCCTCCAGCAGAATCTACCCAAGGTTCTTCGTAAGCAATCTTTACAAAACAATCTCCAGTAATTCCGCCTTGCTGTCCCATCTCAAGTAGGACGCGCATTTTGTCGTTGTCTACTTCCCAAATACGTTCTAAACGGTCTGGAATAATTGCTTCCGTTGCTTTTGGTGAACGGAAGTGAACACCTTTACCAAATACAAATCGTGCTAAAAAGTCGTTAAAGGCACGGTAGTAGTTAACTGAAATTTGCATTTCGCCAGATTCACGACGATAACCCCAGTGATGTCCAAGATACATTGCCCAGTTAAGTGAGTAACGGTTTAAACGTGGACCATGTACTTCAAATTCTTCATCAGCTAATTCCACTAAACCTAGTGGAGAAATAGAGATAGTTAAATCGCTAGATGCGGCTCTATATGATGGTGGAGAAAAATCAAGAAATGACATTACTTATCTTTCTTCTTATCTTTCTTAGACTCTTTTTTATCTGATTTAATTGTGGCACTTTTATCTTTAATTGATTTAGCGTGTTTCTTTTTACGCATTTCTAACTTACGAGTTTGTTCATTAGTTTCAATAAATTTTCCGCCTGATTGAATGTAGCGTTCATGAACCCAGTGACTGGCTCCAGGGTTAGGGTAATTAGAATACTTAGCCTTTGCCTGAGCAACAATCATCAAATAAAGTTTTTCATTTGCTGGTTTACTAGCCACTGCATCTCCTTTTAATAACCCGATAGCCCCCACATTACTGTGGGGGCATACGGATGTCTGTCTAAATTAGTCGTTTACGACTGTTGCAGATTGACGTTGTGAACGTCCGCCTGATACTACTTTTGTTTCAATTACTTGAGCTGAGTAGTCGTTAGATGTTCCATGTGCAAACTCGCCAAGGAATGTTGGTGCTTCTACCCATGAGGCAGAACCAACATGTGCACGCTCTGCAAGAGTTTCTGCAGCTGGCTTTTCAAAGACGTTTGCATTGTGGTTAGGACGACCTGCTGCAGGAATGTAACCCTGCATCATGCCTTTCTGAAAATCATTTGGTACATCTGTATCTGTTGCGATACCTTCTTCAAAACGAAGTGGTCCACGACGTGTTGCGTTATCTGCTCCCTTTAGCTCGTACACATGTGGTGCACGCTCTGGGAACTGTGGTGCTGGGGAAATACCCATAGTAAGACTCCTTAAGGTTGTATATGGAAGGCCATTCCAGGTAATAGTCTCTCGCTTTTTACAGGGGTTGTGTGGTTAACCAAAGAAAGGATTTGAAGAAGCAACAACTTCTGGCATCACTAAGTCCTGCGTTAAAGAGCAAGCTATAGACAAAGAATCAACAAAGTCATCATGCGCATAGTTTTCATCTGGGGCAGCTACCATAAAGTTAGGTCCCTTAAACTGAATTTCGGCATCAGTCATTTGCTGATAAAAGCGTTTCCAGGTGCGTAGTCGTCTTGTCTTGGCATGAGCAGGCCAAGAAATCATTTCTCTTTGGATTAATGCTTGTAGATGTTTCCATCGTCTTGATTGCTCACTTGGGCTTGACGTTACAGGCATAACTTCAGCTCTTGGTAAGAGAAGCTTCAACCGTTGCGCGACTGCATCACCTACACCATTTGCGTCTACTCCTACTGCAAGTACGTCGTAGTTCTCTAAGAAGTTAACAATTTGGAAATACTGCTCTTCCCAGTCATCACCTTGAATTTCTAACCAATTAAGAATACGATGGTCAAAATAACCAAACTCATCTGGTCTATCCCAATCAACCCAAACAACTGTAACAACAGTTGAGTCAGTTTTACGTGCAGGGTCAATACCAACAACACAAGGTGTTTTATGCCATGACTTAACTAGCTCTTGAGAAGTATCTCCTAACTCATCCATTTTAGATGAGGTAATGAACATGCCTCGTTCAAGTAGCCACTTACAGTTGTACGACATCTGGAACTCGTCAGAGTCTTCACCAATACGTAACATCTCTTTTTTAATTGAACGTTCGTAGTTCTTGTTGTATTTAATAACTTCTTTCCAGTCCCACTGGTAATGGTTCTGTCTATTACCGCGAGTAGTTTGTCGTCTGCGATTTAATTGAATAGCTTTATAAAAGTTGTTCTTACTTGTTGTTGGTGTACCTGTTTTAACCATTGTTCCTGCGTAGTATGCAAGCATTGGAGAAATTGATTTAGAGACAACAAAATCATCTGCTTCTTGACACTCATCAATAACAATAAGATGGAAAGACTTAGATTCAATCTTTGCACGTGGATTAGCGGTCATCATCGTAATGCTAGAACCAGAGTTAGTGAGTTTAATTTGACGTGTAACACCGCCTACACGTGCAGCTTTGTCATCAATTTCAACATCGTTTAAAATCTCTAATGCACGTTCAGAGGTAAGACGTGTTACTGCACGTCCAAATAAAGTTTCTGCCTGGCCTTCTGTTGGCGCAAAAAGACCAACCCACACACCGTCTTTAAACTTACCAAGAAGTTCTGGGTATAGTTTTGCTAACCGAGGTAACAAAATCATTAGCGTCACAACAGTGTCAGCAACTGTCTCTGATTTACCAGACTGACGTGCAGCAAGAGCTGTTATTTCTTCAGCATCATTAATGATTACTGATTCCATGATACGACGTGCTAAAGGTTTTTGGTATGGGTGCAAATCATGCCCAACTAAAACTTTTAAGAAGTCCATCATTTTGTCTATAAGTTTGTCTACAAATTGTTGGGAAAGCTCATCAAGCACTTCTTCTTTTTCAAGTTCTATTTGTTCTGGGTCTTCTTCCTGCAAATAAAACTCAGGATTAATTTCCTCAAACTTCTCATCATCAAAATCAACAGGCATTATTTCCTCATTAATTGACTAGACCCACATTGCTGTGGGCCATCGCCAGACCAGGAGAGAGGTGAAGCAGGCAAATAGTAGCACACGTTACGCACGCTTCTTTAATTCCTTAGCAATTGCATGGAACACTTCAGTTCCCATTACAACTTCATCAAGAAGTTCTTTATTGTGACTCTTCTGCCATTCTGTAATAAGTTTGCCAATCGTGTACATGGACTGCTCCATCCACAGAATTAAGTCTGGCGTTGATATCTTTGAGACTCTCTTCTCTATCCGAGTCTGGGGCTGTCCATCCTGCTTCTTCCGTAAAATCATCGTATGTTACTTCCCGTGTGTTGAGTGCCGATTTAAGTGCGTCTTCTTCAGTTTTAAAGCCAGTCCACTTGCCGAAGGCTAGTGCTTTGTATTTAGGTAATCTTACTAAAAGAGGTGCAGAAGTTCTAAACGGCTCTTCTATTTCTTGAGTCCATCCACGTACAACAAACTTTTTTCCCCAAATAACAGGTAAGTCAATTAATTGTACAAAATGTTTTGGTCCGATGTTGTGTGCCTTTGGCATTTATCTTCCTCTTGGGTTTTTTCCACCTGTAGATGGGTTCTTACCACGTTTGCTTTGTGAAATGGTTTTGTAAGTAGCTTTTGTTTGACCCGCTGCTTTGCCTTTCATGTGCACCTGAGCACCACGACTATAGCGGTAGAAAGCTTGTTGCGCTTGTTTAGACAGTGTTGAAACGTCTGCTGGACCACGTGGTTTGAAGTCAAGCATCCTAGCAATAATAGCGCCCTTAGAACGGTTGGCTTTAAATGCTGCCCACTCACCACCTGTAACTTCGTAGTAATTATAGAACGTTCCATCACGGAAAATAACTGTAAGTTTTTCTTCATACTCATCATAACCAGCAGCAACTGTTCTTGGTCGTTGTGGGTTAGTGGTAGAAGTTGGAACTAAAGTAATATCTGCTGGAGAAGTATCTTCCATCTCATCTGGTTGAAATCCAGGAATTTTCCAATTAGCAGGATTATCTAACTGAGACACGTTCATGTTTTGATTAAAGTCAATTAGTTCGTACGTGCTACGACCAGGAGCAAGTCCTTCTGGGGTTTGATAAACTTCTCCAGCCCAGTTACTGTAGTTAGTAGGATTGTAGTAATCCATTGACTGACTATCATCAAACATGATGTCAGAAATTTTATTAAAAGAACCTTTAGAGGCTGCTGTTACTCCGCCTTGAAAATCATCGCCAAAAATATCTCGGCCTATTGCATTCATCATTTCCTGAGCAGACGGCGCAGCCCTCCGAGAAGAGCTGCGACCGCCTGTAGGACGTACCATATAAACTACTTACTTATGCCCAAGGAGTAATGGTTACTGCTGCACCGACTGCAGTTGTTGCAGCACCGCCAGCAATTGACTGAGACTTGATAGTTCCAGTTGCACCCTTGAGTTGTGTACCAGGTGTGATAGCGCCTGAATCCGCGACTGTCCAACCTGAACCTGCAATAACAAGTGTGGTTCCTGAGCCACCAGTTACAGACCATGTACCAACAAGTGCTGTTGGGATACCTGTACCTGCAGTAATTGTTACCTTAGTACCTACAGCCCATGTGCTTGTTCCACCAGCAACAGTTACAGTTGCTGCAGTTGTAGATGTTACGTTAATACGAGTTGGCTGTGTAGCGGTATTGGTTGCTGCTGAAGCAGTTGTAACTGTAAGACCGTTGTCTGCCAATACGTCTGCTGCATCTGCTGTTAGTTTACCAAGAACGTTAACCACTTGAACATAGTCAGTTGGACCTGCTACGTCAGAACCTGGTGTGTTTGGGATATATGAAGGAAAGCCATTCCAACCTGATTCTAGGTTGATGTGGTCACCCTTAGTTAAATCTAAACGGTTTGTGCGAGCATCGTTTGGCTGTGGAGCAAAGTTGCCCCATACAAAATCAACTGCGATTTCTCCTGCGGAGTCTAACTGAGCTCCTGCGTTATTTACTGCCATGATATCTACTTTCTCTAGAGAGGTTTGTAATTTCCCCATGCGCTTAGGGGAACCTTAAAGATAGTATCCAAGACTATTGACTTAATGTCAGCGTTTATTCCTCACAGATGTGTTCGTCAAGGTCTTCTGCAACTAAGATAGCTTCGCAATCACGGCATTTAAAAAACCGTATGTCATCTAGACCTACGTGCAAAGAGTCAGCATCACGTGGCTCAACTGTCATCTCAGGTTCGGCTAAAACTTCTGGAGGAAAAGGTCCTCTAGGGGCATGTACTACTGAAGGTATTGCGTGACCCTGTACCGCAAATTTGCGAATAACAGGCATTATTCTGCAGGTGTTGTTGGTTCTTCTTCAGGAACAGTTTCTTCTACAACTGGAGTTTCCTCTACAGGTGTTTCTTCAACTGTCTTTTTTGCAGAAGTTTTTTTAGGTGATTTAAGTGCTAATGCTTCAAAAGCATCTGACTTTTCTTGAACAGCATCAGAAGTTAGCTTTAAAGTACCAGCGTTCTTTCGGTCGTTTAAAAATTTAGGCAAATGAAAACCGCAGTATAGAATTGTGTGAGATTCTGAAATTTCATAAATGTATGTAGCTGATTCGCTACAGTTAGCACAAATTGTCATTGTTTTACTCCTTAGTTAGCAATCCCACTTACGAAGTGAAAGAGCCTTTCTTGTTGGTCTTCCTTTTTCGTCCTTCATAGGACCAGGCATACCACCCATCCTAGCGCAGAAAGATTTACGACGTGCTGCAGACTTAGGTGATTTTTTTGCTTGTTCTGAAGAAACAGGCGGTTTTAAATTGTGTCCTTGTGCTTTAGCAGATGCACGGCCCTTTGCATTAAGACCGCCTTCAGGATTCTTACCCTCTTTGCGTGTCCAAGCAGCAGTCTTATGTGTTTTTTTCTTTGTAGCCATTATTTCTTCTTAATCCCAATCATGCGACCAGTCTTTGGGTCACGAGTGACTGTTGGTTGTCCTTTAGTAGGAGAAGATTTCTTTGCAGAAGATTTTTTAGTTGGTGCAGATGCAACTGGTGTTTTTAAAGAAACCATACGACCATTAGGTCCACGCTTCACTGTTGGTTGTGGTCCTTTAGGAGCTGCTGCTGGTGCACCAGAACGATTACCTGGCATACCAACAAAAAACTTAGTTGGTCTTGGAGCAACGGTTGGTGTTGGGTTAGTTGCAGGACTTGATGGCATTTGTAAAGTAAATTTTGCTTTAATTCCACTATGCTCAAATTCAACTGGAGTTCCACCTTGTCCAGCTGCAGCAATACGATTCATTAAATCCCCAGCGTGTTGATGGGCAACTTTAGACTCGTTAATCATGTTTGAAGAAGTGTTGTTTGCTTCATCAACTCTAAGTCCAGACTCTGTACGAAGTTTGTCTGTAGAAAGATGATGCTCAACAGCAGTTTTTTCTAAATCGTTGTTGTGTGTAAGAACAATTTTTTTAAGTTCATGACGGTTATTAGCAGCAGTTTCTTTTTTTCGTTGATTGCTTTCTTGTGCAGAAAGCGTTGATGCTTGAATATGCTCTTGAGCAGAAAGACCTGATTGAATATTTCCTGCATGTGTTGCGTAATCTTTTGCTAATTCATTTCCATGATGAGCTGCTTCCAAATTCATGCCATGCTGTAATACCATTTGCCCTGTTGTACTATTTCGGGCAGCCATGTTACCCAACTTGTTAGAAAGCTTGTTGACAGTTGGTGTGATGTTTCCATTGTATCTGCTCAAGTCCATAGGGTAATCGTCCCTTACTTTTCTTCTTCTGTTGTGTTATTCGTTAAACAATTTTCAATTGAGATAAGACGTTCGCCCATCTCTACAAACGCATCCATAATCAATGCTTGGTTCTCATAAAGTCGGTCTACACGGTCTTTGACCGTTGTGAATCCACCATTTTGGCTTAACTCACCATCCATTTTATTAAGACGTTCCATTACGCCAGAAACTGCGTCACGACCTGGGGAGGCTTCTTCGCCTTCCCAGTCACGCATAAAACGTTCCATCCATTGTCCCCAACGTTTTACTTTTTTGTAGAACGGACTTAAGAGAACTCCTAAACTTATGAGAGCACCAGCGAAAATGCCCATAGTTGTAAAGAACGATGCCACTGGTGCTACTCCTAAACTACTTCTTTGAGCCGAAGCCGTATGATGGGTCTTTTGGGTTTACAAACTTTGCTGCTGGACCAAGAAGACCTGCAATAAAAGCGTTTACCAAAGTCTTTGGGTCTGTAATGCCGCTCATATAGAGCGCTGCAACAGCAGCAATAGATGCACGAAGCCAAGTAGCTCCTGCTGCCTTAAGGGTGTTGATATCCATGGTTCTCCTTACTGAGTGCCCTACTCAGCGCTAATGGTCTCGTATTATTCTCGGTTACGCAGGGGATATGTAACTACCCAAGCAATAATTGTTCCAACAATTGCATACCCAACAATTGTTTTTGCGGAACCATCTAGGACTACCCAAGCAATAAACATGCCTAGTAATGTCCACAGTTGTTCCATCATATCTTTTAGTATTTTCATGGCTTACGTCTCCTTACGCCTTTACTATCGCCTGATGAACTTCCGCCACCAGAATTGCCTCCACTACTATTGCCGCTCCCTGTGGTCGTTGATGTTGCAACAGATGCTGCGTTCATTGCCGCTCCCGCAGCTACTACTGTTGCTAAAACCATTTTTGTTGATTCTTCACGTTCTGTTGGTGACATATCTGCGCCAATGCTTCCCAGTGCGGCTAAAGCTGCTCCTGGGTTTGTAAACGCTGTCGCAAGTAATTCTGCGGGATTTTGTAACAGCTCTACTTGTGCTGCAACTTCTGCAGTAATTACAACTGCATTTCCATTTTCGTCTGTGCGAACATCAACGGGTGTCTCTGGTGGCAAGTCGCTGTATTGAAGTCCTGCATCCTTTACTTCTTGCGCAGATAAAACTTCGCCTGGAGCAAGAGCCGCAATCAGCGCTTCAACTACAACTTTTTTTTCAGAATCAGTAAGTTTCCCATCTTCCATAGCATTAGCAATTGTTTCTTCTACTGTAGGCTTTACTTCTACAACAGGGGGTTCAGGTGTCGGTTCAGGAGCAACTTCAGGTATTGGTAAAGGTTCTGGAGCAGGCTCAGGAGCGGGTTCAGGCGTTGGCTCAATCGCAGGTTCAGGTTCTGGGGTTGGCTCTGGCGCAGGTTCAACAGCTGGAGCAGGCTCTATTACAGGCTCAGGTTCAGGAATCACAACTGGGTCTGGCTCAACAACAGGAGCAGGGTCAGGAATTACAACAGGCGGTTCAGGAATTACAACGGGCTCAGGACGAGGCGCTGGTTCAGGAGCAGGTGCGACTGGCTCTGGTTGAGGCTGAGGCGTTGGTTGAGGTTCTAGAGAAGGAGTAGGAGATGAACTTGGTTCAGGTGTTATGGGCGTTGGTGATGGGCTTGGTGTTGGCGGTGTGGTTGGAGACTCTGAAGGACTTGGAGAAGGAGTCGGTTCAGGTGATGCCGTGGCAGTTGGACTCTCGGTTGGCTCAGGAAGTATCACTGTCCCTCCTGCGTCGGGAGCAAGAGTTGGAGCAGTCTCAACCTGAACAACACCATATTGCTCAAGAGTAACGATACTTCCGTCATTTAAACGAACGCCAGTTCTTGTTTGACCATCATATGTGGGACCAGTAACTACGTACGCAATTGCAACGGTTCCATCAGTATTAATAGCCGCAGTAACAATTATGTTAGTTGGTTCTAAGACAGTGTAATTTCCATAAGGTCTTGCAGATAAATCTACTTGAAATCCGCCATCGCTAGAGATAATTGTAAAATGCTCATCTGAGTGTCTGTTTGGAATAGACAGCCAGTCCATTGAGTAAAGAGATATTGAAGGCGTTGTTGGATAAGCCCAGTAAGTTCCATCAGGACGACCAAAAGTAATAACAGAGTTAGTAGTAGCGTAGACCTGAGTGTATTGTTGATTATCAAAGGTAATTGTTGCTGTGATAGGAATTTGATACGACACATCGTCACCAGCACATGTTTCTAAGGTAGTGACTGTAGATGTTTCACCTTCAGGAGTTGGCAAAGAAGCCGCAGCAATAGCTGCAGCCTGAACAGACGTTACGCAAGTAGCGTAGGCATTTTCTACAATAAGTAAAGGAAAAAAAGCGGCGAATGTTGTTACGGATAGTGCTGCGAGTATACGCAGTGCTTTCATTAACCCCTCAAAAGTTAATAAGACCCTCTGAGGATATTAAAGCAGAAGTTACATTGGTTTTCTTAGTTTACTAATAATTTGTTTTGAACCAACATCTCCTGATGAGTTAACGGATTCTCCTTGAACACCGCGTCCTCTACTTGCCCAAGAAAAAATAGATGCACGTGTTTCAGATTTAATAGTTGGTTTAGCAGATTCAAATCTTTGTTCAACACTTTTTCTGTTATTAATTTTTAATGGACGTCTGTTTAACTTTGGAGTTTCCATTAATCCATTCCTCCAACATAACCTGCAGCAGTACCGCCATCACCCATTCCGCTGTTATCTCCTGCTGTTTCTCCTGTGTGTTGACCTAAATCTTGTGAAGGATTAACAGATGGGTCAGAATGTGTTTGTAAAAGGTCTCCAGCAATTTGTGTTCCAGTTCTGTAAGGGTAGGAACCCCACCAGTATCCGTTACCAATAAATCCAGACACTCCTTTTTTACGAGCAAACCTACGTCGTTGTGAATCTTCGTAGGCTTCAATCGCTCCATCAAATTGGTGACTTAAGTTACTCATGATGTTTTACTCAAATTCTCTTTGTTGTATGCGCCAACATCTTGTTTGACTGCACCATACATTCCTACACCGCCAAACTGTTGACCAGAAATTGGTTGCCACAACTTGTAGTAATCAACCATTGTCAGTGGATTATCTGTCTGCATAGATAAACAATCCTTCTGGGTCATAAATTTGGACTGACTTTTGAACAAGGGTGTATCCAGTTTCTCTGGCGTGATGACCGCAAAAATACAATTCACCGTTTAAAAGTGTTGCACGAACCATTGCACGTGCAGCACATTTGTCACATCGGTCTGTTGCCGTTAACTCTCTTTGTGCGTGCAATGTGTCTATCAATTGCTGGCCCCTGAACTTGGTGGCTTGCTTGCAGTAGCACCAGCAAAATCATCTTGTGCGCTAGATGGTGTAAGTGGTTTTTCTCCGTCAAATTTAGTGGTCTCAGGCATAGCGCCGTTAAACTCAACTGAAGATATCATGAGTTTAGTTTACCCCTTTCCCAGAATAAGTACGGGCATAATATGCAAATGGAGTCTAAAGAGTTCCTGGCACGTTACACTTGTGCTTTATGTAATGCACGATACGTAGTACCCGATTTAGCACGCATGTGCGAGAACAAACACTTGGAGAATCCTGATGCCTAAATACGAATATGCTTGCATTCAATGCGATTTAGAATACGAAAAAGAGCGTAGCATTCACGATACAGAACCTGAATACTTCTGCAATAAATGTGGCTACGCTCTTCAACGTGTTTATAATTCTTTTGGCCTTCAATTTAAAGGCTCAGGGTTTTATAAAACTAGTAATTAGTTATAGTTTGGGTCGTCTGTTGAAGTAACTGCAACATCTGCAACCGCTGAAGTAGTAACAAGACCACCAAACTTAGTTGCCTTATCTGCTGCTTGACGTTCTTCAACTTCTATATCTGCAACTGTTTTTGCACCTTTATCAACTGTAGAAAATGCTGCGTTAATTTCATCAAGAGTTAGCTTTCCATCATCCATGAAAGCACGAGCAAGTTTTTCAACTACAGCAGCAACTGCTGTAAGACCAGCAACTGTTACAGCTTTAATTGTTGAAATACCAGCAATTGCACCAGCACCAATGACCGCAAGACCACTTGCTGCAAAAACCGCAACAATACGCATTAATACATTTTTTAAACTTGCCATTATATTCCTCATCCGTTATTTCTCCTCTGTGCTCTAGTTTATCTTAGTGACGGTATTGTTGTACTCTTCTAATGTTTGAATAAAAACTTCTTTTTCAGACATTAAAAAGTCTTTTATTTCAGAACGACGCAAGTTTATTTGGTTTTCTGTTTGGTTAACAATCTCTTCTGAAAGCTCAGTTTTATGGGCTTCATACTGTTCCACCATATAATCTAAGACGGATTGCATAGTCGCTGCTTTTATTTGAGCTTCTTCCCAGCGTTTTTCAATAGCGTTACGCTCTTTGCCGCGTAAAAAATCTTGTTGTTCGGCTTTGTTTATTTCTATTTTGTTTTGACGGTTACTCATGCCTTTACACTACCAGATTACTTGTATTGCTCAACAACCTGGATAGGACCAGATGTGTTGACGTCTAACTTTGCTGCAATTTGAATTGCTTTTTCTGGTTTAGCTCCTGCGTGAATAGCGCCAACCGCGTAATTAGACCCAGACCCAACACCGTAGATACCATCCGCAGAACGGCAAACAGATAAATCATCGGCAATGTCAAATACTTCTCCAGAAACAGCCATAAGGAAGTTAAAGCGACTTTCATCAGACTTACCCTCTCCTTTACCTTCATTGAAGTCATACCCGTTATCTGTTAAAAACTTACGTAAAGAAGGCATAGCTTTTACAATCATAAAATGATAAATGTTTTCAGAATCTTTAAGAGTTAACTTTGGTGGGTTCCACATGTGTTGAACAACGTCGCAAGGTTGAACCTCTCCACTTCCTGCAATAAGGAAAGCTCCACGTTGTGCAATTTTTTTCATGTCTGGATGGTTGTAACGACGTCCACCATCACCAGTTACTTGATTGTCTGCAGCAATAACGCACTTGTCTTTGTATTGAACAGCGACGATTGTTGTCATACCCACCCCTAAATAGAAGAACCCCCCTAGATTACCATCTAGAGGGGCCTTTTGGGGAATGTCTTATTAGAGTAGTTTGACCAGTTCAGCCCAAGTCTTTGGTCCAATAATCCCGTTTGAGTCTACAAGGTGGTGATTATCTTGAAAAGCTATTACTTTAGCTTTTGTAGCGGGACCGTAATCCCCGTCTTCAACGAGGGTTAGAGCGTGTTGTACGAGCTTAACAGCTTCTCCCTTGTCTCCAGGTTTAATCTGGCCTGGGAAAGCTGGTACAAGGCTTGCAGTGACCTCTGCGTGGACTTCGTTGCCAACGTAGTTAGGGCGACCAAAACCTTCAATAAATACTGGGACACCTTTTGGGTTCTTCTTATATGCGCGAATCTTTTTTACGCATTCTCCACCGTTTGCTTGAGAACCTGACTTCTTTTTATCTCCAGCAGTGTTTCCTTCAACAGTGGTTACAGTGCCATCGCCGTTGTCTTTAACGACAATACCAACGTGTTCAATTGGTGCTCCACCATCCATAAAGTCAAAATAAACAATATCGCCTGGTTCTGGCTTTGCTTTAGCAGCGTCTGTCCATGTGCCCATTTTCTTGAATGAAGCGGCACCAGCCATTGTGGATACAGTATTAGGAATCTTAACTCCAGATTCATTTGCTACCCACATACAAAAACTTCCACACCATGGAAGAAAGTTAGCCTTTGTAAATTTACCGTACTTGGTTTCGTTATCTTTTGGACCTTCTACGTACCCAAGTTCTGCAAGAGCAACTTCTACCATCTTTGCTGCTGTTCCTTTTTCTGCCATTTTGTTGCCTTTCCTAATGTTAAAGGTTACTTAGCTTTTTTCTTACTTTTTAATGCTTTAAAGTCATCGCCAGTAATCTTGTTAGTTGGCTTTGCTGCTCCTGCAATTTTCTTCTGCTTTGGTGAAAGGCTTTTAGTGCCTTTCTTGCAAGCGCCTTTACAGTTTGGCTTTGAACATCCACATCCACATGATTTACACATTATTTTTTACTCGCTTTCTTTGTAGTAGGTTTTGCAATCTTCTTTTTTCCAGAGCCTTCTGGAACACAATTAGGTACTTTCTTACCGTTTTTCATTTTCATGCCTACTTGTACGTAGCCATCCCAACAAGGTCCTTTAGCCATTATTTTTTCTTCCTGTGCTTATTGCCTTTAGCAATATTATCACTTGCTTTCATTACCTGTAAGTTCTTTTTGCCGTCATTGTGCTTGTTGTTATCCTTGTGGTCCACATGCTCATCTTTCTTGAGTTTGCGTCCCAATGACTTTTCCTTCTCGTAACGAGCTGCATTAGTAGATTTAAACTTCTTGGTTTTTGTATCGTAGATGGTCATCTTCTTGCGACCACCTTTGGACTTGTCTTCGTAAGGGCCATAAACTTTAACGGTCATTCGTCTACCTTCCAGGCACAGATGCATTTGCAGGTATCAACGTCACAGACGCCACCAACCATTTTGTGTTCGCACTTAACGCATTTCATGTTCATAGTGTAGGGTGTGCGTTATGCCATTTAAGGATAAAGTCAAACAGAGAGAATCTGCCCGTAAACATTACGCCCGTAACTCCGAGACTATACAGAAAAAGACGGCAAAAAATAATCGTTTAATCAGACGGCGTAATAAGGCTTACATTGATGGCGTTAAGGGCACGAACCCTTGTGCGGATTGCGGCGTCTCGTATCCACCTTACGTCATGCAGTTTGACCACGTTATAGATGGCAAACGAGGCAACGTCGCTGATATGGCACGCTCTGGATTCTCCATTGAGAACCTTCAGACTGAGATAGACAAGTGCGAACTCGTCTGCGCCAATTGCCATGCTGAGCGCACACATGGATTCAAAGAAGAGTTAGAGGAAGACTTTCCTAACGAGGTTTAACGCCGAGGGCGCCTTTTTTCAGTAACCGTTCTTTAACTCTTCAACCAAGGAAGCCCATGTAGTTAAGTGCTTCTTATCAACCTTATAGAAGGTCTCGGTAATCTTGCGATAGGGGTCTTGCGTTGTGTGCTTGAACCAGTGCGGCTTAGTGTTGGAGTGAACAACCAACATATTGCCTGACTTCTGACTCACCATCACATATGCGTAGGGCTTGACCTCTTTGGCTTCGTAACCAGATGCTGTATCTACATAGAGATTAGATTGCCAGAATACAGATGGGTCTTCTGAGAAACCTAAGTTACGCGACTTCACCTCTAGGACTAAACCGTTATCTAGGATGATGTCTTTCTCTTCTTTAGTTAAGCGCCGAATATCAGCGTCCAAGGTGACAAGTTCTAGCTCTGGAACGGTACAGCTAATACCTGCATCACGAAGTCGTTGTGCAACTAGTTCATTGAAGGTATGACCCTCTGTCATAGCTGCGTGATAATCAAACTCATTCATCCCAATTCCTTTTCAATAGTCTGAATTGTTAGGCAGGGATAAAATAATTCATCACACTCAGCGCAGTTAAAGCCCCACTCGCCATTAGGCAAAGTAATATCTTGTGACTTATGCAATTCCACTACTGCACGAAGGGCGGATATGTATTCGTCATAGGGGTTGCCCTCTATTGCGTAATCAATCTTTGCTAATAATTCATCGTGTGTCATGAGGCCCACAGTTGCTCCTCTAGTCGTAGCTCTGCTTCAATAGTAGCGGGGTCTGGCTTTAGTATTATCTTCTTATGATTTGGGTTTTTTAACGTATTGTGTTCGTGGTGCCATTTCTCACGTTCTTTATCGTAAGCATTTTTTGCTTCTTGCTTAGCCTTTACCCTTACGTCAAACTGACGTTCTTTTCGCAGGTACTCGTGGTCGTTCATTATTTGCTCCTTTTTGTAGTCCAAACTTCTACATATGCATACCAATGAATAAAATCAATTGAGATACTTCGGCTGTAATGGCAATACGATATACCAAAGCCCCAACTATCCCACTTACCCAATCCGAAGTGTAGTTTCATTACTCTCCTTTGTGTGATTTTTAAAATGTTCTGCGGCTTGGTCTTCGCGGTATGTGCTCTCACATATTACGCAGTTCTTTAATATTTTAACTATCTGCATTATCGCCTCGTGCTACGCCTGCTGCCCATGTTAGCGAATGGTAAACAGCTTCTTCAACTTCATCGGTTGGTGGCATAATACCTTCAACTGCAAATTCAATGATTTGTGCGATTTCACTGCGTAGCTCTTGCTCTCTAATTTCCCAGGTTTTTTCCATCTCTTATTCCTTTTCTCGGTAAAGGCGAAGAAGCTCAACGTGATATTTAGAATCAGCTTTTGCTTCATTTATCATGTCATCAACAATAGATGCACGTACTTCTTTGTAAACTTGCTCTGGGAACTCAAGGTCCACCAGTTTTGTCCAGGGCTTTCTTAATCTGTAATTTCCAAGTTTCATGCCCTGGAGCCTACTACATACTCGTGCCTATGTTTGCATTTCTCGTGGCGGCTTGTAAGTGCGTGTGCGAGAACGTTTAGTACCTAACTTACGAACGCTTGTTACTTTTACGGTTGAACCTTCTTTAAGGTTTACTGGTTTGTTAGCATCACTCCAACCGCCCACTTCATCTTTAGGGTCATAGTTAGCGCTAACAACCAAGTGAGGTCTAGAAGGAGCTTTTTCACCATTCACACCTGCGTACTCATACTCGTAAGGCTCATTGTGGTCAGATGACCAATATTGGCCCACAGGTTGTTTTAACTTATCTGCACCCAAAATAATGCGATGTGCTTCAAACTGTTCTGAGGAAAGGTTATCGGCGGCGCTCATAATAATGGCGCCTTTGAACGTTGATACGTCATATCTTCATCGTTATGGTGTTCTACAGGTATCAACATATTAGGATTAATTTTATTTGCGCCAATTACACGGTGATGTCCGTTTTGAAGGTAACTACCAGAGTCATCGTGATAAACCTCTACAGGCTTTTGTACACCTTCATTTCTAATTAACCTCTGCAAACCAGTCACTTGATTGTCACGCAACTTAGATGTAATCATATCTTTGCGTGACGAGTAGTTGGGAGCATCCATCATTGGTAACTTGTGCAATTCGTGTGCTGGCATAAACATAGCCAGTTGTTGATAAGAAAGATTATCTGAGGCGCTCATTGTTCCTTCTCCACCAAGTGTGAGAACCCTTTTACTCTAAATCCTCTAGCGGACCTGACTGTCTTCATACCTTGAGGCTGACCCTCAGTAGTTTCTTCCAGTGTCTTATCTGTCTTAAGAGGTTCTACCTCGTAGACTGGGTGCCACAACGCTAACTGGCGATGTCTAGACTTGCCGTATCCCTCATGTAACAACTGAGCATGGCGGTTGGCACGTGCTTTATCCCCTGCCCATGCATCCTCATACTTGTCCAAAGGACGGATTATGCTGCCTTTCTTTAAGACATTAGGGCTTGCATGGAACAACTGCTTTGATAGGTTGTCTGAGGCGCTCATTCGTAGGTACCTTTTCTACCAAAGATAGTCTTACCACACCCACCTGTGCAGACTTCTAGGTCACCTGTCTCATAGTCAGTGTTGTGTTTAACTGTTGGCTCACCCGTTATGCCGAACTTTTTGGGGTTTTGCAAAGCGGCCTTGTGGCAACTAGGGCAGAAAGTCACTCCTGAGTCTTCATACGAGTATGCCATGGTGCGCTTTCGCTTTGGCTTATCAAACTGACGGCTTAAGGTGGTCATTGACGGTCCAAATCAAGCATACCCATCATCTGACGAGCACTGAGGACTGTGCCGTGACGTTTAGGGGGTTCTTCACCACGTCGCTTTGCTGTTGCCTTTGTCCACTTTTCTCCAAGACTAGTAACAGTACTTGAGTAATGAGGAGTTGGAATTCCTGGGGTAGCTGCTGCGTGTTCATTAGCAGCGTTCCACAATTCTGATGCGTGACCTTGACGGCGATGCTTGGAGTGCGTCTGCACACCATCTAGTTCACCTTCATGGCCTATAGCTAAGTTAGAAAGATGAAGACCTGTCTTCATGTCTGTCAAGACGTACAGGTGAGGTGTGGCCCGATTAAAGTTAGGTATGTAAGTTACTTTATGACCTTCTGATGATTCCCAAGCTTCTGCACGTGGTTTATCAGGATGACGTTCTACTTGAT